ATGTCGTCTATGGCGCGTTTTGGCGATAATGGCGGTATCAAGTTTGATGAGAACATGAAACCTATGCCGCAAGACCCTTATGGCATAGCAAAGTTGTCAACTGAACGCTTGCTGGCGAATCTGGCGATTGTGCATGATGTGGATTTGGTTGTGCTTGTGCCTCACAACATTGTTGGGGCAAGACAAAAGTTTGATGACCCTTTTAGGAATGTGGCAAGCATTATGGCTAATCGCATGTTGCAGGGCAAACAGCCGATTATTTATGGTGATGGCAGCCAGCAACGTTGTTTTAGTTTTATTGAGGATGTGATTGCCCCGATTATGGTGGCTTGTGAATCACCTAAAGCTGTGGGTGAGGTCATAAACATTGGCCCTGATGAGTCGCCTATTACTATTTTGAATTTGGCTGAGCGTTTGGCTGAGATTATTGGTTTTGACCTTGACCCTGTTTTTATGCCTGGTCGCCCGCAGGAAGTGCCGGTTGCTTTGTGCAGCTCGAATAAGGCTCGCCGATTGTTGGGTTATGAAACGACTGTTTCTTTAGATCAGGGTTTGCGTGATTTGGTTGAGTGGATTCGCCCGCGTGTGAAGCCTTTTGAATACCATTTGCCCATTGAGATTGATTCACCTTTGACACCTAAGACTTGGACTCAAAGGCTTATCTAGTCAACGATTAGACTTGACTTTGGGTTGAGGAGTTTATTTTGGCTATAACCAATGGATATTGCACTCTTGCTGATGTTAAGGCTGCACTTCGTATCACTGACACTGTTGATGATGTTTTGCTTGAAAACAGCATCAATGCGGCTTCACGCATGGTTGACCAGTATTGCAACCGCTATTTTTATTCGGGTGCTGCCGGTGAAGTCCGTTATTTTCAGGCTAACGATGCCTATAACTGTTGGATTGATGACTGTCAAACTATCACTGAGGTTAGGACTGCGCAAACTAACCCGATTACCTATAACCAGATTTGGGCTTCGACTGATTACCAGACTCAGCCAGCAAACACTTTTGCGAACGGTGGTTATCAACCGATTACTGGTTTGAAAGCGATCTATAACTATTTTTTCCCAACTTGGCAAGAGTCTTATTTGGTGAAAGTGACTGGAACTTGGGGTTGGCCTAGTGTGCCAGAGCCAATCAAGTTTGCAACTATTATTCAGGCCAGCAGACTCTATAAACGTCTTGAGTCGCCTTTGGGTGTTGCTGGTATTAGTGATATTGGCATTATGCGTGTGGGTTCGAGCGTGGATGGCGATGTTGCTCAACTAATCAATCCGTTTAGACTTTTGCGAACTGGTGCATAATGGCCAGCGTTGCGCAGCTTAGGGCTGGTTTGGCGACTGCTCTCGGTAACTTACCTGGAGTGCGTGTTTATCAGTCTTTGCCTGATGAAACTAACGTGCCGGCTGCTTTGGTGTCGTTTGAAAAGGTGTCTTACGATAAGGCTTCTGGGCGTGCTGTCGCCATGTATCAATTCAAGGTGACGATTGCTGTTGGTCGCACTGTTGAGCGTTTGGCTCAATCAAATTTGGATAAGTATGTTGATCAGTCGGCGGCTACTTCGGTCAAGGTTGTGCTTGAGGCTGACCCGACTTTGGGTGGTGTCGCTTATGACTGTTATGTGCCTGAACTTACCGCTTATGGGGGTATTACGTTGAATGGCATAGACTATTTGGGTGCTGAGTTTTCAGTCACGATTTACGCTAGTTAAGGATTTCTCTCATGGCAATTTTCGTAGCTACTGACTACAAGATCACTTTGAATGGCACAAACCTTTCGTCTTATTTGACTCACGCTGAACTAAAGATTTCGGCTAACGATGTCACAACCACTTCTTTCGGCAGCAACTATGTGACTCGTGTTGCTGGTCTAAAAGAGGGTTCAGTCAGTTTGACTTTCAACCAAGACTTTGCGGCTGCTTCGATTGATGCAACGATTTATCCGCTTATTGGCAGCCTCGGCACTGTTGTTATCACACCTACTTCATCGGCTGTTAGCACCGCGAACCCTGCTTATACTGCGGTTGTTTCAATCATTGATTACAGCCCTTTTGCGAGCAACATTGGCGACCTGGCAACTGTTAGCCTCACTTGGCCAACTTCAGGCACAATTAGCCGCGCAACAGTCTAAGTCGGTTAGCCAAGATAGGCTAAACGTATGAATCGTTTATCTATCCAAATCACTTTTACTGATGGCACTGTTATCAATGTGTTGTCGTCTGCTGGCGATCTAGTCAAGTGGGAAACTCACTTTAGTTTAGGCATTGACAAGCTTGAGACTATGACTCACTTGTTGTTTTTGGCTTATTTGATTGCTAAGCGTGAGGGCAAGGCTTCGGCTGAGTTTGATGTTTGGGTTGACACTGTGGCTGTTGCTGAGGTTGTTGAACCAAAAAAATAAATGCGATAGGCGAGGATTCGATGCACTGGTTTATCGCTAATCTTGCTATCGCTACTGGTCTTGCGCCTAGCGTGTTACTGAATGAGAGTGACCGCATGTTGAACACCCTTTATTTTGCTGTTAGGTCGCAAAACTCTCATGGCTGATGTTTATGGTATTCGTGAGATGCAAAAGGCTCTTAATCAGTTAGAGCCTAAATTGGCTAGCCAGATGCAGCGTGAAGCTAAAAGCATTGCTAAGCCAGGTGCAGATAAGGTCAAGGCGCAGATCCCTACTGTTGCCCCGTTGTCTGGCATGAATAACTCTGGCAGGCTTGGCTGGGATGTTGGTGTTCGAGCTAATAAGGTGACTGTTCGTTACTCGACTCGTCGGTCTAGGGTCGCCAAGACTACTTCGCTGATTTCGATTCGAGTTGATTCGCCGGTTGCAGCGATGATTGATGTGGCTGGCAAAGGCAAGTCGCGCGATCGTGCTGTTGCGGGTATTGTGATGATTTCTAAGTTGCGTGAAAAGGGTAATAGTAATTTTGCTTGGCCTGCGGTTGAGCAGGAAATCCCTAGTATGGAGCGCGAGATTAGACTTGTAATCGGGAAATACGCTGACAGGTTGAATCGGGAGTTGCGTTAAATGGCTGTTATTCTACCTATCCTCACTAAATTTGATGATTCTGGTATTACTAAAGCACATCGGGCTTTTGGTAAGTTGTCGGGTCTTGGCAAGAGTCTTGGCGGGTTCTTGTCGGGCGCTGGTTTGGCTGTCAATGGTTTGAGCGATATTGCTCGCCAATTGGCTGAGGGTATCAAATTGGCTTCTGCTGATGCGACTGCTCAAAAGTTGCTGGCTAACCAATTGAAAAATACTGCCAAGGCCACTAAAGACCAAATTGAGGGTGCTAAAAAACTCATCGAAAAAACTTCGATGCAGACTGGTATCGCTAAAGACAAGCTTTATCCTGCTTATTCGACTTTGGCTCGTGGCACTAAATCTGTTGCTGCCGCTAATCAGTTGTTTCAGGTCGCTTTGGATGCTTCTGCCGCTACTGGTAAGAGCGCACAGCAGGTTGCTTTGGCTTTGGCTAAGGCGCATAACGGCAATACGACTGCTTTGGCTCGTATGTTTCCTGAACTCAAAAAGTCTAAGGATGCTGTTGGCGATTTGGCTAAAGAGGTTCAGGGCGCAGCTGCGGCTAACGTGAATCCGTTTGACAAATTCAATAATGCGCTCGAACTTATCAAGGAAAAGATTGGCACAGCAATTATGCCTGCGCTGGTCAATATGGTTGATTACATTACGCAACCAGGTGGCCCTGCAGATCAGGTTATGAAGTTTTTTGACGATATTGCAAACCCTAAGACTGATGTGGGTAAGAGTTTTAGAGATATTAAAAAGGCTGTTAGCGATGCTTTTGGCGGTGTTCGCGACTTCTTTGCCATGTTCGGTAATGGTGATGCCATGAAAGGTTTTAGTAACATTATGCAGGCTTTGATTCGCGCTTTGCCTGCTTTGATTGCTCTAAAAGGAATCATGTTTTTGGCTTCGGGCGGTAAAACAATTAAGACTTTGATGACTGCAATTACTGCTCTTACTGGACTAAAAAACAAGCCAGGTGACCCGACTGCTGGATTACCGACAGAGCTTAAATTAGTAGCTTTGACTCAGGCTGCTACTTTTGCTGCTGGTCAAATTAGCGAAAGCAATGCGAATGCTGATTTGAATAAAAAAGGCACGCGAGTTTCAGTTACTGCCGGACTCTTTTCATCAGCAGGTGTAATGGCTATTCCAGTATCAAGTGGAAAAGACCCTTGGGCTGATTTGAAGCGTGAATTTAGAGGCACGACTAATGTGACTGTAAATGTGCAGTCTGCTGACCCGAATGAGGTTGTCAAGGCGATTGGTCGTTGGACTAAGACAAATGGCAAACTTCCTAGCACTTGGTTGCCTCAAGGTGCAGCTCGATAAATCATGGCTATTCCTACGCAAAAGGTTGAGATTAGTTTTGGAACTGCCGCTTATGTGGATGTCACTAACACTGTAGGTTCGGTGCGGGTTTCGCGTGGCACTGATCGTGCGTTGACTGATTTTATGCCTGGTTCGTGTGACATTAGTTTTCAAAATACTGACCGCACTTTTGACCCGACTTATCAAAGCTCTAGCCTTTGGGTTGGTGGGACTGCTGGTTATTCGATGGTTCAGCCTGGTGCTTCGGTTCGTGTGACTTCGGGTGGTTTGGTGCAGTTTGTTGGCAGGGTTGTTGACTGGTCTTTTACTAATGATGAAAAGGGTATTAACGCTCAAGCTAGTTTCACTGC